GCGACAAGCGTCTGGACGGCATCGTGAAGCGGGCCATCGCCGTGGGCAAGCCGGTGTCCCAGTCCGACATCGACAAGATCGCCGGCCGCTATTCCGACCGGCTGCTGGCGCTACGTGGCGAGACGATAGCCCGCACCGAATCGATCACTGCGATGAACGCAGGCCGGGAAGAGTCCTACCGGCAGCAGATCGAGTCGGGGGGGCTGGCGCCTGAGAACGTCACCGGCACCTGGTCGGCGACCAACGACCGTCGCGTGAGGCACAGCCACCATGCGATGAACGGCCAGCGCCGGCAATTCGGTGAGCCGTTTCGAACCCCCAGCGGGGCCCTGATGAATCATCCCGGGGACACGTCGCTCGGCGCGGGCCCGGAGGAAATCGTGGGCTGTCGCTGCACCAAGCAGTATCGGATCGACATGACGGCGGAGGTGCTACGTGGCCAACAAGTTCGGTGAACAGGTCTGGGCCTTCGCGGAGAAGGCCAAGCAGCGGCAGTTGGCGATATTCCGGGAGTCTGCGCAGGCGCTGATGGAAGAGGCGAACACCCAGGAAGGCGAGGGCGGCAAGATGCCCGTGGACACGGGATTCCTGCGCAACTCTTCTGCGGCGTCAGTCGATGGCATGCCCAGCGACGCGGCAGGCGAGCCAGCGCTGGTGTTCGCCGCCTTGGAGCTGGGCCAGACGGTGTGGGCCGGCTGGACGGCCGTCTATGCGCTGCGCATGGAGCATGGCTTCTATGGCGAGGACAGCCTCGGCCGCCTCTATGCGCAATCCGGCAAGGGTTTTGCGCGGGCTGCGGCTCAGAACTGGACCTTCATCGTTGAGCGCGCCACGCAGGCCGTGAAGGACAAGATCCCGTGACCGACACCGAGATCTATGACGCCTTCGCTGGCCTGGTGGTGTCCTTTGCGGCGTCCCAGGGCCTGTTGTGCAGCTACCCCGGTCTGGGCTTCGATCCGCCCAGCGGCGACGATGCCCGTTGGCTGGAGTTGCAGTGGTTCCCGAACCAGACGCAGAACTACGGCATGGCGGATGACGGGCCCTCGCTGATGCAGGGCTTCGCTCAGTTGTCGGCCTGCTACCGGCCTGGCCGGGGGATCATGGTCGGCACGGCCATTACCGACCAGATCATCGCGGCCTTCGCGAAGGGCACCACGTTCGCGGGCATGCGGGTGGAGCGGAAGCCCTGGACGTCAAGCATCATCCCGGACCCGCAGAGGATCATGCACCCGGTGACCATACGCTGGAGGGGGTTTGTTTCGGGGTAGACTGCGGCGTCATGGCACCCAAGTCCCCCAACCTCCACCTTGTCCGCAGCGATTCGCCACCGAACGAGGGCGAGCTGCAGCAGTTCCGCGACGCGCTCGACCGCATGCGCCGGAATCGCCATCTGCTGGATGCCTTCAACCGCGAACAGGCTCGTTTCGTGCGAGATGAGTACCTCGCCTATGTCGAGGTCGGATTCACCAAGGCCGAGGCGCTGAAGCTGGTGGCAGCGAAGCTGAGCCCGGGTAGGGGATAGGATGTCGCCTTATGCTTGGAGCGTGCTCAGTTTCTTCTTGGGGGCCTACCTTGGTCACCGCCTGAGTTTGGGCCGAGATCGCAGGAAAGAGTTCAATGAGGCGGCGCTCCCGGTGCGGAATTTTGTGTTAACGCAGATTTCCGTGAAATCCTCCTATCCAGTTGACCTTCCCTCCAACTTGGAGATTGATTCCTTTGTTCAGCGCCTGATGCCTTGGCAACGAATTGCTTTTCGCGACGCATGGCGCACCATTGAGACCGGATTCACAAGCAGTGGCTATGACCCCGAATTGGGCGGCTTCATTTACTCATGCTCAGACGACGTGATGCCGGCGCTCCTCAAGATTCAATCATTCGCCGCCATTAAGTAGGCCTGCATTTTCAGAACCAGGCCCGCCTTCACCGGGCCTCTATATTTTTCAGCAACCCGCCGCTCGGCGGGTTTTTTTATGCCCCTCGCCAGGAGATACGGCAATGCCCGAGGCACAAACCAACAGCGGTTCCAAATTTTTCATCTGCGTCAGTCCCCAGAACAAGAACCTCACCGAGGCCGAGTTCAAGGCGCTTGCCTTCGTCCAAGTCAGCAGGGTGGGAAACGTCGGCGAGCGTGGCATCACCACGAACTCGGTCACCTATGACACCTGGGATACCGAGGTCGCTCTGAAGGGCAAGGGCATCTCCAACGCCGGCGATCCCGAAGTGGAGGTCGCACGCGACCTTGCGGATCCGGGCCAGATCGCGATGCGCGCTGCGGGCCAGCCGAACGTCCAGGACGCCTACGCGTTCAAGATCGAGCGCCCGGGCGGTGAGGTCGAGTACCTGCGCGGCCTGGTCATGGGGCCCCGCACGCCCGGCGGCCGCAACGAGGACTTCGTGCTGCACGTGTACTCCCTGGGCCTGAACCAGGTGCCCATTGAGGTGCCCGCGCCGGCGCCTGCGTCTGGCGGCTGATCGAACGCCTGGGGGATAGGGCGGCCGCCTGACAAGCCGGATCTGATCCGGCCGGCTTCCTCCGGGCTCTTTTTCCGGATCGCATCACAAGGATCACGACATGAACGACCTGAGCCTCATCGTCGCTGCTGAGCGACGCATCGCCATCAAGCACCCCGCGACGGATGAGCCCGTCGGGCTGTACATCACCCTCCTGCCCGATACGCATCCGCAGGTCCGCGCAGCGTCACGCAAGGCCACCAACGACCGCATGCTGGGCCGTGGCAAGGTTACGGCTGAGAAGCTGGAGGCGAGCCGCCTGGACGTTCTGGCGGCCTCCGTGGGTGGCTGGAGCTGGGAAGGGGACCTGACCTTCCACGGCGAGAAGCCGGAGTTCAGTGAAACCGCGCTGCGGAAGCTGTTCAAGGAACTGACGTGGGTCTCCGACCAGGTGGACCTGGCGCTGGGGGACCGCGCGGAGTTTTTTCGCGGCGCTGACGACGCAGCTGGCTGAGGCAGCCTACCGGACCGTCCGCTACGACATGGCGGACGAGAAGGGCGAGACCCGCAGGCAGCGGAATGCACGCTTCGGTGAGAGCACGCCGGAGGTGCAGATCCCCGAGGGCGCCGAACACGTCTGGGAATGGTTCTGGGAGCTATCGGCCCGCCGCCGCAGCGGACCGGAAGCAATGACCTTCGCCGACGTTGGCGAATGGCAACGGCTGATGTGCCTGGACCTTTTGCCGCAGGAGGTCGGAATGCTCATGGCGATGGACGATCAATACCTGGCCGCGGTGCGGGAAGACCAGGCAGCGGCGCGGGCACGCGCACTTGAACCGAACAACGGGAGCGGTTGACGATGACTGACATTGCCGAACTCGGCTACAAGATCGATTCGAGTGGCCTGGCCGAGGGCACCAAAGCCTTGGACGACAACGCCGCTGCCGCCGAGAAGGCCGGCGGCGCGGCGGAGCGGCTGGAAAAGGACTACCAGGCGCTGGCCCGCTCTATCGAGCGCTCGTCCAGCGTGCTGGGTGACCGCCTCGGTGGGGCGCTCGACCGCATCGGTATCGGGACCGGCAGCGTCATCACTGAGCTGCAGGCGCTCAACCGCAGCAACACGGAGATCCTGGCTTCCCTCGGCGCACTTGATGGAAAGCTGATCGCTGCGGCTGGCAACATGCAGGCCTACAGTGCGGCAGGAAAGGCAGCCGCAGCCGCCGAGAAGGACGTCGCTACCGCCAGTCAGCAGCTGGAGGCAGAGATCGCCGCGCAGGAAGCGCGGTTCCGCTCTGTTGCGCAGCAGGCCGTCGCGTATGCGGAGAGCATGCGGGGTGCGAACCTGTCCGAGCGAGCCTTGGCAGAGACAGAGCGCGAAAGCACCTCCGCCCTCAATGCGCGGGTGGCGGTCATGGCCCGCGCCGGGACCGAGCAGGAGCGGCTAGCCTCGCGCGCCAAGGCACTACAGGAGGCCGAAGAACGGGCCGCAGCCCAGTCGAATGCGGCCGCGCGCGCGGCCCAGGCGCAAGAGCTGAACCTGCAGAAGCTGCTGGGGCAGATCAACCCGACCGTGGCAGCCCTGAACAAGCTGGCAGATCAGGAAGATAGGCTTGCCAAGGCCCGCGATCTGGGGCTGCTCAAGCCGCAGGTGTGGCAGCAGTACCAGACGCAGTTGGATGCCACGCGTGCCAAGCTTCTCGCCGCCTCGCGGGGCAGTGACGGGCTGACCAATGCCTTCGGTCGCCTGAACATGCAGTCGGCCGAGACCCAGCGCAACCTGTCGCAGTTGGTGTCCTACCTCGCCACGGGCAACTTCGGAATGGCCGGCAACCAGGTCATGCAGCTCGGCAATCAGGTAGGAATTGCTGGCAAGATCTTTAGCGGCGCCGGGATTGCGATTGGTGGAATGGTTGCGGTACTGGGCGTCTTAGGCATTGCGGCCACAAAGGGCTACCTCGAGATGAGGGACCTGGAAAAGGCGCTAATCGGGGTTGGCGGAGCGGCCGGAGCAATCAGCGGCGGGCTGCTAAATGCCAGGGCTGAGATCGGCCGCCTGACCGGGGACTACAAGGGCGCTGCCGAATCGATGCAGCAGGCGGCCACCAGCGGCCTCGTGCTGAGTGAGAACGCAGTCAGCATCGCGTCTTCGGCAGCGAGCATTGCATCCTTGACTGGCGAGTCGATCAGGAAGGTCACGAGCGACATCATCGGGCTAGCCGACGGTGGAACAGATGCGCTGGTGAAGCTCAACAGGCAATACGGATTCCTCACTCTGGCTTCTTTCCAGCAGATCGAGGCCATACGCAGGGAGCGCGGAGACACCGCTGCTCTGCAGGCATCTCTGGTCGAACTTGAGCGGGAACAGTCCAACCGTGTGCGCAGCATGCAGGACTCTGCGGGAGCCTTGGAGCGAGCATGGAGCAGCGTGAAGAGGCAGGTTTCCGAGACGATTCAGGAGATGAAGAATCTCGGCCGCACCGACATTGAGCATCAGCTTCAAAAGGCTACCGACAACCTCACGTTCGAGCGGGACGCACAGAACCGTCGAAATCGCTACGGCAACCCGAATGAGAAGTCGATCAGGCTCTTGGCCGCAGAGGCGGAGATGCAGCGACTCTTGGGTGTTCGCATGGAAATGCAGGACAAGGAAGCCTCTGACGAGCGGCGACGTATGCGCGAGAAGGAGGCTGTTGAGGTCGCGGCGCAGAATGCAATACAAGAAAAAGCTGCCTCCCAGGCATTAACCGCTCAGTTGGCCGGGCTGGATCGCGTCACAGCAAAGGAAGCTGCACGCCTCAAGATCGTTGAGACCTACAACAAGCTGGCAGACAACGATGCCAGGCACTTCGATGGGTCGATGCAGCGCCTCATTGCGAAGGCGGAGGCGGACATCGACAAGCAGTTCAACCGAAGCGAGGGCGTGGGTCGTAAGAACGCCGATGACAACGCGGCGAAGAACCTGCTGGCGACAGTTCAGCGCCAGATCGAAGCGAATCAGCAGCTGATCGACACCGGCATCAAGGTCACTGAGAGCGAGCGCCTGGCGGCCAAGATCAAGCAGGAGCTGGACGACAAGACCAACACGATGACGGCGTCCACGCGGGCGCTGCTGAAGGCTGAAAGGGAGCGCCTGCTGGTCACCGGGGCCCAGGCAACGGCGTCGCAACAGGCGGCGCGCGATGACATGGCCAGGGCGGCTCTCACCGAGCGGCTTCTGGAACTGGAAAAGCAGCGACGCGAACAGGCGGAAGTGGATCTCATGGGGCTGGGTCGCGGCGGCGACGCCACGCAGGTCCTGCAGCGCCAGCTCGATATCCAGAGGAAGTATCTGGACGAACAGGAGAAGGCGGACAAGGCCCTTCGGGATAAGCGCATCAGCTCCGATGAGCACGCCATCGAGACGGAGAAGATCCGGGCCAGCAGGGAGGAAGCCCTGGGCATAGAGCGTGACTACCAGCAGCAGCGGATGGCCATGCTTGCTGACTGGCGCACGGGCTTCACCCGCGTGTGGGAAGACTATGCCTTCGCGGCCAGGAATGCGTCCGAACAGGCTGGATCTGTCCTGGTTTCGTTCTTGGATGGGTGGGAGGAGATGTGGGTGCGGGCGGCGCGGACCGGCAAGCTATCGGCGAGCGACATGGCCGATTCGATCATCGCCGACCTGATGCGCATTGCGGCGAAGCAGGCAGCCCTTGGCCTCTTCGGCAACATTCTCGGGGGCCTGACAGGCAACTCCAGCTCCATTGGCAGCACCTATGCGGCGCAGAGTTTCGGCAACAACACCGGCTGGCTCACGGACGGACTTAGCTTCGGCGGCGGCCGGGCGCGTGGCGGTGGCGTCAACCGCGGTTCCTTCTACGAGGTGGGCGAGGGCGGCCGGCCGGAGCTGCTGGAACAGAACGGTAAGAAGTACCTGATCCCGGGCAACAGCGGCAAGGTAATTCCGGCCGCCTCAGCCCCCGGCGGGTCGGCAACCACAGGTGGCTCGTACAAGGTGGAGATCAACAACTATGGAGGTGGCCAGGTGCAGACCCGGCAAACCACGGAACGCATGCCTGACGGCAGCGAACTGAAGAAGCTGGTTATCGACATCGTGGGCGAAAGCCTGGACGGCGGTGATCTGGGAGTCCTCGGGCGGAACAAGTACGGTTGGCAGGAGACGGTGTGATGAGTGAATGGCCGTCCTATGCCACGGTTCGATTCAGTGGGCTGGGTGAGGGCTTCGATCCCTCCGTTAATCGCGTGGAAATGGAGCGCGGCGTTCCGAAGGAAAGCATCATCAACTCGGATGTGCTCTTCCAGATCCAGGCGACTGTCCTGTTCAAGACGCCTCACGATTCTGATGCCTTCCTTGACTGGTACTTCAACGACATCAAGCGCATTGGATGGTTCACCATCCGGCACCCCCGGAAAGGGTTCCTCACAGCAAAGATCGTTGGTGGAAACATCGGCACTCTGTCGCCGCAGGCTCCTGGATTCTTTATCTCGCAACGAAGCATGACCTTGGAGTACATGCGATGAGCACCTTTCTTGAACGCCGCCAGCGTGTGACGGATGCCACCGGCACGCTGGTGCTTCTGGAAGTCTCTGCTCCGTCGTTTGCCGAGGTGCTTCGCATCGCCAACGACACCAAGGATTGGACCAGCAACGGTGTCTTGTTCGTCGGCGTGCAGTTCGGCTTGAAGCTCCCCGACGATGTCAGCGGACAGGCGCCCCGCGCGCAGCTGGTGCTGAGCAACGTTGGCCGCGCCATTACGGAAGACCTGGAAAGGTTGCAACCGGGCGAGCTGGTCACTGCCCGATTGCTGATCACTGATCGCGCCGACCCCAACGTGATCGAGCAGGATCACTAC